CGCGATTCGTAACCGATTAGGGTTTATCAATAAGAAGAAATATCTGCAGGATATGGCAAGCAAAGCCTACATACCATACAAGCAACAAACAGGTGTTATCTTAACATCATACTTTACGGGCGTTACAGATCCGCAACGTGGCCAAAAATGGGATGCTGATATTAATCAGCTAAACGCACTAGCCATTTCAGCTAAGGAAAACAATTGTAATCTGCATGTTATTCACGACTGCTTTATTAAGCAACAGATAATGGCTTTTAATCATGCTTTTCCAAATGTTAGCTTTGAAGATGTTAGTCATAAATGGAATGAAATAAAAAACCCCTATTTCAAAAGGTGGTTTCATTATAACTCTTTCATATCAAATAAGGTAAACAGGATTGGCGAAAATATTTTTTTCGTTGATTGTAATGACGTTGAAGTGCTTAAAAATCCTTTCCAGATCATTAGGCCAGGCATTTTGTATTGCGGATGGGAGAAAGACGTTATCGGCTGTCAATGGATGCAAAACCACCACAAAAGTAATTTCATGCAAAACTTTATTAAGTCGAACATGAAAACTCCTTTGCTTAATGCGGGGGTAATCGGTGGTCGATACCATATTGTAATGGAGTTTTTAGATAGGCTTTGCGATATGTACGAAATATTGCCTGATAAAGAGCGCGATGTTACGGATATGCCTTTATTTAATTGGACGCTATATAGCCACTTCCTGAACCGATTCGAAACCGGAATCAAAATAACAACAGAATTTAAATCATTCAAGGCTAATTCACAGAGCCTTTTTAAGCATAAGTAGAATGAAAAAGCGAACATTGAATCGATTTAAGGTTTGGGCATTAATGAGAATATTGCCCATGCCTAAAGTAAGGTTACAGGTTAGATTTAGGCAGATAACAAATATGAATGATGATATGAGGGGATGCAGCTTAAAAGCGATAGGATACAAAGGCGACCCGCTATCTGAAAATCCGCCAATAGCGGGGCTTTACACTTTGGATTTTGGCAACACCTCATTTAACCACCTTGTTAAAACTGGACAATACTGGGATGAAAATGGCAAGCTAAAATATAAAGGAAAAATTTCTGGTTGGCATGGTCAAGGTAAGTTTTACAATTCAATGTGGAGCTATATCATGCGTGCTCATATCGAAGGCAGGATAAACGAAATGGATTATGCAAAGTAGCATAATTGAACATTATCTGAAGCGTTTTAAATTAGTCTATGCTATTTGCTTTAAACTTAATTGCGTTGGATCTGACTATAAAAAATGGATTACATATTACAATTACTACCAAGATATGATACTTTACCATGGAGTATCCACAGAAGATACCGTAATCGGCTTAAGTAACAACAACTTTACAAAACCGCTTTGAATTAAAACGTAAATTTGGGAATGATTAAAGTAAATTTTCAGAATGAAGCCCAATTAGTTAATTACTTCGGCATAGTTGCAAGACTTGTAAAAGCTAATTTCGTATTTGCTAACAAAGTTTATCAGTACGGGCGCGTAAATGTTCCCACAATTCACAATGATGACCTTTATTTACCAAGAGACAATAATTATATAAAATCAATCGAACAAGTTAAACCAACTGATTTATGAAAAAAGCACACGAATTAAAGACAATACAGCCATATTTCGATCAAGTCATTAATAATGAAAAAGGCTTTGAGCTTAGAAAAATGGATAGAGATTATGAAATAGGAGACATTTTGATACTTCAGGAATACGACCAATATACAAATACTTACTCAGGAAGGGAAGCTAACCGAGTTATAGGTTATATCTTAGAAGGCGCTGTTAAATTTGGCCTTAAAAAAGGTTATGGAATTTTAGGATTTTTACAATATTAATCATGAATATCCATTACATTAGCCCATTTGACGTAAACCGCAACTTTGGAACTTCTATAAATAACGCAATTGAGCAACTTAACCCGTACAATGAAGATTGGATATGTCTACGCGATCAGGATGTGGCTTTTTTAACTCCAGATGCGGGCAGATTAATCCAGTCAGCCATAGAAAACCATTGCCATGAATACGATTTGATTGGATGCACAACAAACAGGCTGGGAGGAACTGATCAATTAGTGCCAAATATGTTTCAGGAAATGGATTTAAGGCAGCATTATTGGCTTGCGGAAACCCGTCATACCTTGTTTAATTCAGAGGTAGATCCATTTGACACTGACATTGCCGGTTTCTTTATGCTTTTCTCTGTCAAAATATGGCGCAAAATAGGCGGTTTTAAGAACGCAATAGTTTTCGACCGTGAATTTACTAAGGGAGTTAGAATGAACGGCGGAAAAGTAGGCATAATGCCAGGCCTTTACGTTTTACATTGCTACAGGCTTTGGGCGCCAACGCGTGAAGAAGCAAAAAAATCAGTTGATCATTTAATCAAGTAGGTTATGATAGATTCGAATGAGTTAAAACAGGGGAATTTAGTTTTTGTTGGTGAATATATAATTAGTGTAGAAGACGTGATAAAAGGATGCGGAATAAATATGCATCACGATTGTTGGGAATATAAATTATGTGAACTATCCCCCATATGTTTAACAGAAAATATACTGAGTAATTTAGGTTTTACTAAATCAGGGGATTATTGGTTTTTAAACAATTTTATTATATGGGAATGGGGAATATATAATGTTTCATATCACAGCGAAAGAATATACCATAAGGATGACGAAAGGTATAACATTATTGAATTTAAAAGCTTGCATCATTTGCAGAATTGCTTCTATTTCGCTACAGGGGTAGAATTAAATGTTAACAAATTAATTAAATAGGTTATGGGCCGATACCAAAATTATCACTCGAAAGCATTTGAACAACAAATAAAAAATGATCAATCTTTAGCTTCTTTAAAAAAGTGTTGTGGTAATCTATTTGATCAACAATTGCTAAATGAAGGCATAAATTGGTTTAGGTCTGAATATCAGCAAACCGTACATCAATACCCTGGTGATAATATATATTACGAAGAACTTCAAAGGTTTGTTTTAGCGGGAGAAAGTTTTTTTAATTCAAGAACAATGGCCGAAATAGTTTTGGCACATCATTTAAAGGTTAAACAATTTTACTACATAAATTTTGGGATAAGATGACTTACGCAATAACAATATTCAACATCGCTTTAGTTGCTTTTTATTTTTACGAAAAGTGTAAATCTAAACTAGAGCTAAACAGAATGCTTCACAAAGAGCTTAAATACCAGCGTCATTTACGGAATGCTTTTGATTATCAGGCGCAGATGTATGAGTATTTAACCGCGCGTGATGCCGAAATGTTTAAACTGGCCGCGGAAATGGCCGGCGAAGAACTTAACAAATGCGAACAAATTTTAAAAGAAAGATCTTAACAGCAAGAACCAATAAAATAAGGTAGCGGTTAAGCGCCTGGTTATCGAGTATCCTTTTGGCTTGCGCCCCCATCCCTTAATTGGTTTGGGGTTTTTGTTGTACTCCGCATAGGATTCGAACCTATAAAGGCCACGTTTCTAAGACGTGTAGCTGTACCAATTTACATAAGCCAGCGGAGCATTAGTCTTTGCGGAAAGATTCGAACTTTCAATAGCCGGTTCGTAGCCGGGCGGTTTATCCGTTAGCCTACGCAAAGTTGTGTGAAATATCGGAATCGAACCGATGTAACCATTTTCACAGAATGGCCGCGTTTCCAATTACGCGCAAGATCACCGTTATTCTAGATAGAATCGAACTACCATCTTCCGAATCAAAGTCGGACGTACTAACCGTTGTACGATAGAATAATATGTCGGGGTAGCAAGATTCGAACTTGCGAACACCACATTCCAAGTGTGGCCCGTATAACCATCTGCGGAACACCCCGAAATAAAAAAGCCCTGATAATTAAATCAAGGCTTTCAATACTTTTATGTTAAATCTATTACATACCTGTACCACCTCGATAAATCGAATTGCGTAGCGGTTGTTGATGTAATGATAAATTATTCATGCTATAAATATAGGGGTATAATTGTAATTATCAAAATCTATTTTGCATTTGCCGTTCCATTAGCAATACTTGACATGGTAACTTTACCTTTATTGATGTAGTGTTCGTTTAAATATGCTTCTGATTTTTCGCCATACTTTAAAGCTGCCCGCATTTCGTTAGGCGTTAACGTTCCCTCTGGTATTGATTTAAGATATTCGGCAACTTCTTTCATATTTATGGCCATTTCTGGAAGTTGGGTGTAATCAAGCTCAACCATATCAACCCCGTATTGTTTACCGATCTCTGTATAAAATTCAGAAATAGCATCGCATACCGGAGCAACCGCATCCCATACCAATTTCCTTACCTCCGTGCCAACATTATTATCTGTTGAAGCCTTTTGGTTGTGAAAAGATAAAGGTACGTGATAAGCCCTGTAAATGTCTTCCTCGCTTGCGCCAATTAATTCCAATAATTGCAGGTCGGCAATAGGCAAGCCAATAGACTGCCAGGCAAGCGCGATTGCTGAAGGGAAAACCCGGCTAAGTTCGTCATTCGATTGACGGGCCTCTTTCATTTTTTCCTGGAGCTGTTGTTTTTGCTCCTTGCCTAATTGGTCTTCTTTATCTTTAGGGCTTAAAATACCGAACACACCACCGTTCTTAGCTTGCTTGGATGCCTGTGTTTTAGCTTCTTTAATTGTGCGCATTGTTTCAAGGTATGCGCGCAAAGGGCTAACACCATACAGATATTGAAATGTCCTATCTATGTTGGCCGGATTGCCAGTTTTCATGTGATAAACCTCGTCCAAGGAAAAATCTTTTTGAATGTCGGCATAGTTCATCCGGTAACCCAATAATGGATCTAACAAATCGTTTTCGTTTGCTCTGATTTCCATGTTAGGAATGCACCACATTTTTTTTGTTTTCTTTTCGCCTTTTAAAGTGTGGTTGAAACTATTGCCGTTTAACAGATAAGTAAGCGCAACAGTCCAAAGAAATTGAGATCCGTTCTGATATGGGTTAGGATTAGCAAACAACTTGGTTAAATACTCGTTATCTACTTCCTCAACGGCTTGAAGCTTCATGAGGTAAGCCGCTATAGGTTGTTCTTTCTCGATTGCTTTAGCGGCCTTTAATTTCTTTTTATCGCGTACTTTATAGAAAACAAGTGGCGTATTGATAACCTTTTTAGAAATAAGGTCGGTACATTCGTAAACAGCGCCAATAGTCCTGAATGCGTTATAATCGTAATCGTAGCCATCGGCATTTATAGTAGGCAATCCGAAATCTAAAGCTTTGACTGCTGAAGCTATTTGACGGCCAACTTCTTGCACCATCGATTGCGTGAACTTTTCGGCTGCTTTATCGCTTCTGCCAAATAACCTATCTATAAAACCCATGTTAACAGTTGTTTTAGCAAATGTAACGAAAACTATGTTAAAAGCAAAAAGCGCAAAGGAGTTAACCAATGCGCTTAAAAATTATAAATCTTTAGTATATGGCAAATAGCCCTTTTTGCCTTTTATTCTCTGTACAGATCCTATTTTAACGTTAAACAAATCAGCAATCTGCCTATTATTTAAGTTGCTTTTAAATATACTTATAACAGTATCTTTTTGTAAAGATTTTGGATTTCTACTACAATAACTTTCTTTAATTTCTATTTCAGGTTTTAAGAATGGTTTATTCCTATTTCTTTGCTTTGTATGTACATATCCTTTAGATTTAGTGCCTCTATTCTGAGCCTGCTCTTTTGGAGTAGCCCATCGGCAATTATTTTTTTCGTAATTACCGTCATTATTAATTCGGTCAAGAGAGTAAATATTCCCCGGCCTGATCCCCATATCTTCAATAAAATTAGACAAACTTTCCAACCACCTTTCGCATACGGTTATACCCCTGCCTCCATACCTGTAATATCTTTTATTTTTAGGGTTATAACATCTTTGTAACATGCTATTCCTAGTGTGTCGCATAGTTTTTAAATCTTCATTATTCATAAATTAAAAAGCCTTTAACCCAACTTTGGCGCATTCGAACTCGCTACTCATCGGATTAAAGGCTAATAATATTTTTAAATTGGTTCAAGTTCGAATGCTACCAATTACATTGTAAATATACGAAAAAATACCTAATCTTATCCAAGAATTAGGTATAATCTAAATTAAAACGCTATCACCTCAAAACCCCGCAAGGCGAACCAGGCGGGGCGAGATCATCGCAATTGCGATAACGACAATTATTTTGATTGACTATCTACGGAGCAAATAGCAACCATTCCAGATATAACAAATACCATAAAATAAGCAATTCCTAAGTCGAACGTTTGGCATATAGCGCAAATAGTTCCCATAAATACAAAGTAAACCGATAATAATACAGTTAAAAATGTTAAAATTTCTTTTGTGTTTTTTGATAAAGTTTTCATGATTCGCAATTTATTCAAAAGTCTTATTGCTTTTGCTTTAAACAAATATACAACGAAATTTAAAATTGTCAAGTCACAATGCTGTTACAATTAGTCCCATCCGAAACTGACTTCTTTAGCATGTTTACCAAACCATTCTACCATCCCTGTTAATACATCTTCCGGATCATCTGTCGCGTTTTTGCCAGACTTTAGGTATCCTGTAACATGCTTATGGAATAATGGCCACCTCTGCTTCCAGTCATGCGGCATGTAGATCATATTGGTAACTTTTGCTGAATTATTGAATATCCTAACTTCTTTGTTGTTTGATTGATGAAAGGTTTTGAATGTGGTTTCTAAATTTCCGATTGCCCTAGTTTGTGTTTCTACCGACCTAGCAAATCCCTCTCCGCCGTTATTAGATTCAAATAATGAAAAGTCAACCTTGTAATTAGCCAATTGAGTAGCGCACATTGGCTCGGTATCTTTCATTCCTAAATTAGTATAAACCATATCTTGAATATACATAGCCGATTCGGTTTCGTCATACACGATTTGACAAAGAAAGTCTTTTCCTTTATCGGCTGTATCGGTATAAGATTTTCGGGTTACTTTAACGCCTATAGGAATAGCATGATAAGTCCTGAAATCAGAATACATAAGACCTTCTTTTGGCGTAGGGTCTTGTTGGTATTGAGTATCGAAAGTTAAGCTGTCTGCTAATCTCATTGCCATTAATTCAGGTAATGTATGCTTGAACTCCCACAATGCCCTGGCTGATTCAGTTCCGAAATCAATAATAGCCGGCAAGGAAACCAAAAGCCATT